GGTCGAAACGAGCGCGGTATCGCGCTAGTTTGTGGCGTTCATGTTTGCTTGACAGGTAGGTTGACATCATGATGATAAACGGCCTATTCGATGACTTCGAGCAATCCGATGTTGCTGCGATTCTCAGATCGCGGCAAAGCGAACTGCAGGCCGATGGTGTAGCGCGCGCCATAAAAACGACAAACCGCACGAAGCTGCGCAGGGCAAACAGCGAGGCCACGCTGGCCGAGCTTCTGCCGGTTCGATTCCAGCCTGGAGAGTCCTACCACGTCATCAGCCGCGGAGATGTGGACGCACTGAGCTACCTGTCGCACGCCATCAACGGGGTTTCGCATTTTGACTTCGTCGGAATCAGCACGTGGTGTATCGCCAGGCCCGACCTCGAGCAAATCGCCGCATGGTTAGACGCCGGACGAATTGAACATTTCGAGCTCTACGCCGGCGAGATATTTCCCAGCCAATACGGCGACGAGCACGAGCAGATGCTCAAGATGGTCGCCGACTATGACTGCAAGCTGGTCATTGCAAAGAATCACAGCAAAGTGACGCTGGCAAGCAATTACGCAGATGACTACCACCTCGTTGTCGAGGGGAGCGCCAACGTAAACACCAACCCACGTATCGAGCAGGCCGCCATCCACTGCGGCCGCGAGCTGTTTGATTTTTACCGCGAATTTTTCAATGGCCTCCGCAGCATCGACCGCTCCACAAAGAGCCACTAAGGCCGCCCTGGCCCGCGAGCTCGGCGTCAGCCGGCAGGCTGTCGGCGACTTGGTGAAGCGCGGCATTCTTACAGAAGACCGCGACGGCCTGATCGACATTGAATTGGCCAAGCTGGCGCTTGCGAATCGCATCAGACCATCGGCAAAGACGGCCGCATCGCTTGGCCAGGAATCCAACAGCGCGCCACTTGCAACGGCAGGAGAAAACAAAGACAAGACCGCCGACGATGGTGTTGTCACCAGCTACCACGTCGCCAAAACGCTAAACGAGGCCGCGCAGGCCAGAATGAACCAGCTAAAGCTGCGCGAAATGCAGGGCGAGCTGATCCGATTGGATGCCGTCGAGTCCGCCTGGTCGCAAGCCCTGAGCGCCACGCGCGAGCACCTCCTGCAAGTCCGCGCGCGTCTGGCGCCCATGCTGGCACAGGAAACCGACCCATTCAAGATCGAGCAGCTGCTGGACGCCGAGCACTCCCAGGCGCTGCAGCACATGGCCGGTGCCAGCGTGCAGCCCGCGGCGGCCGGCGCTGGGGCCGCTTCCGCCGCCGGCGGTGCAACATGATCATGTTCAGCAGCGTCGTGCTTGCATGGTGCCGCCCATGAGCGCGCGCGACCTCCCAGCCGACGAAGCCCGCGCCGCCGAGCTGCTGTCGCGCCTCATGGCCAAATATCTGGCCCCGCCGCCGCGCGTGGACACGGCCGAATGGGCTGCCGCGCACCGCCACATTGCCAAAGGCAGCGAGCGCGGCCGCTGGCGCAACGAGCGCACGCCGTACCTGGTCGAGCCCATGGTCTGCGCCAGCGCTTTCAGCCCATACGAGCGCATCGTCTTGATGTTTGCCACCCAGCTGGGCAAAACCGAGGTGCTCTACAACTCCGTCATCCAGCGGATCCACACCGACCCGCAAGACATGATGATGGTGCAGCCCACGCTGCAAGACGCCCAGGACCACAGCGGCCAGCGTTTTCTGCCCACCATCGAGCAGACCCCAGCCATGCGCGGCCTCGTGGCCACGCACCGCAGCCGCGACCAGTCCAGCAGCTGGCGCGCGCGCACCATCCAGGGCGGCTTTGCCGTCTTCTTTGGCGGCGCCAACAGCGCCAGCAGCCTCGCGTCCAAGCCGCTGGGCTTTGCCGTGGCCGACGAGGTCGACAAGTGGCCCGCCGACGTCGACAACCAGGGCCCGCCGCTTGCGCTGCTCGAAGAGCGCATGAGCAACTTCTCCCGGCGCAAACTCATCATTGCCAGCACCCCCACCATCCGTGGCGCCAGCGCCATCGAGGCCGAATACCTGGCCAGCGACCGACGCCGCTATCACGTGCCATGCCCGCACTGCGGCGAGCGCCAAGTCCTGTTGTGGGGCGCCGGTAAAGAGTGGGGCCTGCAGTGGCTCAAGACCGCCAGCGGCGCACCCCGGCCAGAGACCGCCGTTTATATCTGCCAGCACTGCGGAGCCACCATCCAGGAGCACGCCAAAACCGACATGCTCGCCGCCGGCATCTGGGTGCCCGAGGCGCCTGGCGCAGGCCGCGGCAAGCGCGCCGGCTTCTGGTTGAACAAGCTCTATTCCCCTGTCGGCTGGCGCAGCTGGGCCAGCCTGGTCGAGAAGTGGGCCGACGCCCAAGCCGCTGCCAAGGTCGGCAACAGCGCCCCGCTCAAGGAGTTCATCAACTCCAGCCTCGCCGAGACATGGGAAGAGCAGGGATCCGGCGCCGACAGCGCCGTCCTGCGCCGCCGCGCTGAGGACTACAAACTCGGCGAAGTCCCCCGCCACGCCTACATGCTCACCATGGGCGTCGACACCCAGCCAGACCGGCTTGAGGCGCGCGTCTGGGCCTTTGGCCGCGGTGATGAGTCCTGGCTTGTCGATCGCCACGTCATCTATGGCGACCCCAACATCGACGAAGGCTCGCCAAACTCCCCCTGGACCCGCCTGACCGAGATCCGGCGCACCCCGCTGCTGCACGTCGCTGGCGCCCAGATGCTGATCGAGGCCACCTGCATCGACACCGGCGGGCACAACACCCATGCCGTCTACACCTACTGCCGCGCCCATGCACACGCCCACGTGCTCGCCATCAAGGGCGCCAGCACCTACGGCCGCCCCATCCTGGGCAAGCCCAGCCACATCGACATCAACTGGCGCGGCAAAACCATTCCCCGCGGCGTCAAGGTCTGGCAGATCGGCACCGACACCGCCAAACACCTGCTCTATGGCCGCATGCGCCTCACCCAGGCCGGGCCCGGCTTCGTCCATGTGCCCAAGGCCCTGGCCGACACCGACGAGTTTGAGCAAATGACCGCCGCCCGCCTGCTGCCGGTGGTGGTGCAGGGCAAACACACCATGCGCTGGATCACCCCGCAGGGCAAGCGCGAAGAGGGCGGCGACGGCATGGTCTACGCCTACGCCGCCGCCTGCTACCTGGGCATCCAGACATTCCGCGAGGGCACCTGGGCCCGGCGCGAGCAGCGGATCGCCCCGCGCGAGCCCGACCTCTTCGCCCTGCCATCCGGCCAGACTGGGCAAGTGCGGCCGGCTGGTGATGTGTCTGCCAACGACGGCGCTGCGGCCGACAAGCCCGCCGCCAAGCCGGCGCAGCCAAGTTACCTACAGCAGCAAATCGCGGCCCGCCGTCGGCGCCCGTCAGAGCCAAGCCTATGACAGACATCATTGCCCAAGCCATCCGCCAGGCCGTGCGCCGCCCAGAGGTCATTGAGGCCATGTGCGCGTCGCTCGAGCAGCAGCTCGCCCGCGAGCTGTCTGGCCTGGCGGGCGGGTCCGAGGTCTATGTCGGCAAGCGGCCGGACAAATCCCAGCGCGACGCCCGCGTGCGCGCCAAGTTCAACGGCAGCAATTACACCCAGCTGGCCAAAGACGAGCGGCTGTCCACCAGGCAAGTCCGTCGCATCATCCACGGCCCACCCGAAAAAAAGTGACATTTGTCCCTGTAAATGTCACAACCGCGGCGGCACAGTCAAGGCTCAGAACCTGTCTAAGCCAGATCCAGCCGACAACGGAACCACAATGTGACAACGCCAACCACCGAGCCAAGCCAGCTCTACACCGGCGACACCTGGGCCTGGACGCGCACGCTGCCAGACTATCTGGCCAGCGCCGGCTGGACGCTAAAGTACACCCTGGTCAACGCCGCCGGGCGCATCAACATCACCGCCACCGCCAGTGGTGACGACCACGCCGTCAGCGTATCCGCCGCCACCACTGCGGCCTATACGGCTGGCGACTACACCTGGCAAGCCTTTGTTGAAAAGGCCTCCGATCGCTACACCGTCGGCACAGGGGAAGTCACCGTCCGCGCGGGATTGGCCAGCGGCAGCGGTGGCAGCGACCAGCGCACCCAGGCCCGCGAGGCGCTAGACGACGCCATGGCCGCGCTTGCCGCCTACACCGCCAGTCGTGGCGTAGTGTCTGAGTACGAAATCGCTGGCCGCAGGATGAAGTTTCGCTCCATCGACGAGATCCGCAAGCTCATCAACTTCTGGCGCCGCGAGGTGCAGTCCGAGATCGACGCCGAGGCCATCCGCCGAGGCCTCGGCACCAGCCGCAAAATCTTCACAAGGTTCGGCTCATGACGCCACTTCAAGCCCAGCCCGGCAGCCGCATCCTAAACGCCTTTGTCGCCAAGCGGCAGGCCGAGCGCCGCGCCATCAACGTAAAAAACGTGCGGGGCTACGACGCCGCCAAGCGCGACCACCTCACCGCCGGGTGGACATCGTCCAGCGCCAGCGCCAACGAGGACATCCGCAACGCGCTGGAGATCGTCCGCGCCCGCAGCCGCGACCTGGCCGCCAATAACGACTACATGCGCAAGTTCCTGCGCATGTGCGAGGTCAACATCGTCGGCCCGCACGGCTTCCGGTACAAAAACCTCACCGCCAACCCGGGCGCCAGGGTTGGCGACGCATCCGCCCCAGACGAAGCGGCCCGCACACTCATCGAGTCCGCCTACGCCAAGTGGTCCGCTGCTGGCGTGTGCGAGGTCACCGGCCGGCACAGCCTGCGCCAGCTCATGAAGCTCGTCGTCAAGGCCGCCGCACGAGACGGCGAATACCTCTTGCGCCGCATCCGCGGTGCCAGCGCCGGCAACGCCCATGGCTACGCCCTGCAGATCCTTGACATTGACCGCCTCGACGTCCGGCTCAACGGTGAGCACGGCGCCAACCGCGTCATCATGGGCGTCGAGGTTGACGAAGTCATGCGCCCCGTGGCGTACCACCTGCTCACCACCCACCCGGGCGACTACAGCTACCTGCACCGCAACGGCCAGCGCTACGAGCGCGTGGTCGCCCGCGACGTTTTCCATGGCGGCATCGCAGACCGCGCCGAGCAGGTGCGCTACATGCCGTGGGCGCACACCGCCATGCTGCGCCTGGAGATGCTGGGCAAGTTCCAGACCGCCGCCGTCGTCGCCGCCCGCAAGGGCGCGGAAACGCTGGGCGTGTTGCAGCAGGCGGTCGACGCCGACCAGCCCAACCCTGGCGCCGCTGCGCTGGGCGAGCGCGACCCGTCTAATGGCAACAATTACGAGACCAGCCTGCCCGGCCAGTACGACACCCTGCCGCCTGGCTACACCCTGCAGCCGTTCGACACCAAATACCCCAGCGACGTTTTTGGCGTCTTTGTCAAAGACTGCCTGCGCGGGGTCGCCAGCGGGCTGATGGTTGCATACAACGGCCTGGCCAACGACCTCGAGGGCGTCAACTACAGCAGCATCCGCGCCGGCGTCCTGGAAGAGCGCGACGGCTGGTCTGACCTGCAAACCTTTTTTATCGAGCAGCTCGCCGATCGCATCCATGCCGACTGGCTGGAGATGGCGCTGCTGTCTGGCGCCATCGCATACCCTGGCGGCGCCGCCTTGCCGGCCAGCAAGCTCGACAAGTTTGCCGAGCACCAATTCACCGGGCGCAAATGGCAATGGGTCGACCCCAGCAACGACGCCCAGGCCGCAGACCTTGCGCGACGCCGCGGCTGGGTCACCGACTCCCAGATCACCGCAGACCGCGGCGGCGACTGGTGGGACAACGTCACAGAAATCGCCCAAGAGCAGGCCCACGCCGACAAGCTCAAGGTTGTCATTGGCGCAGCGCCGTTGCAGTCGCAGGTGCAGGCCGCTCCTGCGGCGCAAGCCTCTGCCGCAAAGGCGTAGCGCCCGCGCACCGCTGTTTTTGCGGCCAATGTCGAAAGTGACATTTTCCCCTGTAAATGTCACACCCATAAATTCACAGTGTGGGCATGGACAAGCCCACACCGCTCACCCGCAAAGCGCCAGACGACAAGCTGCTCGCCGCCCCGGCGGCCCGCGCCTTCAGCCTGGCCCGTGACGCCGTTGACACGGCGACGCGCACCGTAAGCCTCGCATTCAGCAGCGAAGAGCCCTACGACCGCTGGTTTGGCATCGAAGTGCTCAGCCACGCCAAAGGCGCCATCCGCCTGGCCCGGCTGCAAAACGGCGGTGCGCTGCTCATGGATCACAACACGCGCGACCAGATCGGCGTCGTGGAATCGGTCGAAATCGGAACGGATCGCGTAGCCCGCGCCGTCGTCCGCTTTGGAAAAAGCGAGCGAGCCGAAGAGATCTTCCAGGACGTTCAAGACGGCATCCGCGCGCACGTGTCGGTGGGCTACATCGTCCACCGCTGGGACGTAAAGGAAGGCCAGGGCGATGCCGCCAGCACCTATACGGCCCTGGACTGGGAGCCCCTTGAGGTCTCCATCGTCAGCGTCCCCGCTGACCCCACCGTCGGCATCGGGCGCGGCCTGACCGACGAGCAAACCAACCACCTGCGCCGCGAGTTCGGCTTTGCCCCTGAGAAGGCCGAGCCCGCCGAGGCGCCACCCGCAAAAACCACCCCGGAGAAACGCATCATGTCCGCTGAAAAGACCGCCGACCAAATCGCCGCCGAGCAGCGCGCCGCCGCCCTGGCCGACGCCGCCAAGGCCACGCAAGCCATCATCAACCTGGGCCGCGCCTACGCGCACCTGGGCGGCGAGCGCCACGCCGCCGACTTCCTGCAATCCGGCAAGTCCGACGCCGCCGAATTCCAGTCTGTCCTGCTGTCCAAGATCGGCACCGCCAGCAGCGACACCAGCAAGGGCGAGATCGGCCTGCAGAAAAAGGAAGTCCAGCGCTTCAGCTTCCTGCGCGCGCTGCGCTACCTGGCCAACCCCATGGACGCCGCTGCGCAAAAAGCCGCCGCGTTCGAGCTGGAGTGCTCCACCGAGGCCCGCCGCAAAGGCGGCATGGACCGCGGCATGGGCATCACCGTCCCCGTGGACGTGCTGCGCGCCGGCATGGACGGCCTGCAGCGCGACCTGACCGTTGGCACCGCCAGCGCCGGCGGCAATCTGGTGTCCACCAACCTGCTGGCCGCCAGCTTCATCGAGCTGCTGCGCAACAAGATGGCCATCCAGCGTCTGGGCGCCACCACGCTCAACGGCCTCGTCGGGGACATCGCCATCCCGCGCCAGTCTGGCGCCGCCACCGCCTACTGGGTTGCCGAGTCCGGCGCGCCCACCGAGAGCGCGCAAACCGTCGACCAGGTCACCATGTCCCCCAAAACGCTGGGCGCCTACACAGACATCAGCCGCAAGCTCATGCTGCAAAGCTCCATCGACGTCGAGGCCATGGTCCGCAACGACCTGGCCAAGGTCATCGGCCTGGAGGTTGACCGCGCCGCCCTGTACGGCACCGGCTCCAGCAACCAGCCCACCGGCGTCAAGAGCGCAACCAACCTCAACACCAGCGATTTTGCGGCAAATGCGCCCACCTTCGCCGAGATCGTTGGGCTGGAAACGCTGGTCGCCGCAGACAACGCCGACGTCGGCACCATGGCCTACCTGGTCAACGCCACCGGCCGCGGCAGCCTCAAGACGACCGAGAAAGCCAGCTCCACGGGCCAGTTCATCTGGGAGCCGGGCAACACCGTCAACGGCTACCGCTGCGAGGTGTCAAACCAGGTCGCCTCCAACGACTACTGGTTTGGCAACTGGGCCGATTTGCTGCTGGGCTTCTGGTCTGGCCTGGACCTGATCGTTGACCCCTACACCGGCGCCACCAGTGGCACCGTGCGCGTGGTCGCCCTGCAGGACGTGGACGTCGCTGTCCGCCACGGCGAGTCGTTCGCCCGCGGCGCCAACACGCTGTAAGCGCCAGGTGGCCGGCCGCAAGGCTGGCCACCGCTGCCGCCATGCACACCGTGCGCATCACCCAGCAGACCGTCGCCCAGCGCAAAAACGTGCGCGTCGGTGACGTCCTGACCCTGCCGCCCAGCGAGGCTCGCCTCCTGGTTCGGGCAGGCAAGGCGGTGCATTGCGGTGGCGTGGTGCAGCCGCAGGCAGCGCCAGCCAAGAGCACCAAATCCAGAAAGGCCAAATCATGAGCATCGACCGCAACCTGGGCACCAACCTGCAGACCATTGATCTGCTGCCCATGCAATCCGTCACCATCGACCGCCTGGGCACCGACTTCGTCGGCGGCCTGGCCGTCTTCTTGCGCGCCAAAAACACCGCGGGCAGCACCCCCACGCTGGACATCAAGCTCCAGGAGTCCGACGACGACAGCACCTACACCGACATCAGTGGCGCGGCGTTCACGCAAGTCACCGACGCCGGCACCTTGGCGGCCGTCTCGGAAAAAATCGTCGTCAATGTCGAGGCCTGCAAGAAGTACATCCGCGCAGTCAAAGACATCGGCGGCACCAGCTCCCCCGCTTTCATGACGACCTGCGTCGCCGTCGGCGTCAAGCAGGTTCGCTGATCGCGCGCCGTCACCTGAGCCATGGCCTTCACCGAGACCCTGTCCCCCTTCTTCGATGCCGACGACTTTGCCGAGTCCGTCGTCATCGACGGGGTCTCCGTGTCGGCCATTTTTGACAACGCCTGGGCGCAGGCCGGCATTGGCGTCGTTGGCGCCGCCACGGCCGACCCCGTGCTCACCTTGCCCGACGCCAGCGTCCCGCTGGAGCCCGAGGGCAGGCCCGTCGTCGTGCGCGGCGTTGCGTACCGCATCGTGCGCGTCGAGCCAGATGGCACCGGCGTCTCCACCCTGTTCCTGCAGCGTGCCGCATGACCACCGCATTTAGCGCCCTGGCCGCCGGCATCGTCACCCTGCTCGAGGCCGCGCCCGCCGTCAGCCCGCGCATCACCCGCGCCGCCACCCAGCCGCTGCCCGAGCAAGCCGCCAACATGGTCGTCGTGCGCCTCATCGGCAGCGCCGGCGACGCCTACGCCCAGGCCGGCGCCCCAGTCAACTGGGACACCACCATCGCCGTCGAGTGCTACGCCCGCTCCACCGCAGACGCGCCAGACACCGCTGTGGACGCGCTGCTCCAGGCCGTGGCCGCGCGCATCCTGGCCGACGAGACGCTTGGCGGCGCCGCCGCCGGCCTGGCCAACGAGCGCCGCATCGAGTGGGACTTTGAATCCCATGGCCAAAACGTCGCCTGCGCCACCTTCACCTTTACCGCGCGGCACACCACCGGCGGCAACGCCATCACCTGACACCACCACCCAGCAAAGGCCACCACCATGACCCGCCTTGTACGCAACACCGTCATCCTTGCCAAGCCCGAGGGCACCTACGGCGTCGACCCCACCGTCGACGCTGGCACAGACGCCCTGCTGGTCAGCAACCTCACCATCAACCCCATCAACGCGCAGAATGTTGACCGCGAGCTCCTGCGCGCCTACATGGGCGCCAGCGAGCAACTCGTCGGCACCCGCGTGGCCGAAATCTCCTTCGACATCGAACTCGCCGGCTCCGGCACCGCCGGCAACGCCACCGCCTGGGGCAAACTGCTCGAGGCCTGCGGTTACGACGAAACCGACGCCGGCGCCTACATCACTTATTTCCCCCTCACCACCGGCTTGTCAAGCCTGTGGATCGAGGCGTATGACAGCGGCACCAAGCACATCATCAGCGGCAGCCGCGGCAGCTTCGAGATCATGGCCGGCCAGGGCGAGCGCCCCGTCGTGCGCTTCAGCTTCATCGGCCTGTACACCACGCCCAGCGCCTCGGCCGTGCCCAGCGCCACCCTTACCGCCTTCAAGAAACCGCTGGTCATCACCAACGCCAACAGTGGCGACGTGACGCTGGGCGTCACCTACAGCGCCGGCGCCAACAGCGGCGGCACCGCCTACCCCAGCCGCGGCCTGCAAATCAACAGCGGCAACAACGTCGTGCACACCCCCCTGCTGGGCGGCGAAGAGGTCGACATCACCGACCGCCAGGTCACTGGCACCGTGGAGTTTGACCTCACCGCCAGCCAGGAAGCCAGCTTCATGGCCGTGGTCGAGGCCAACTCCACCCAGACCCTGGGCTTTACCCACGGCACCACCGGCGGCGGCATCGTGCTGCTGTACGCCCCCGCTGTGCAGCTGCTCAACCCCAAAAAGGTTGATTACAACGGCCGCCGCCTCATCGGCTTTGACCTGCGCTTCCTGCCCAGCGCCGGCAACGACGAGCTCACCATCGTCACCAAGTAACCCGCCGCCACACAAGAGCAGGAGCCCGTCGCATGTTCAAACTCAACCCCGCGCCGACGTTTGTGGCGCAAGTGCCGCTCAGCGTGCCTGGCCAGGCCGAGCCGGTGCCGTTGTCTATCACGTTCAAGCACAAAGGCAAAGAGGCCTTGTATCTGTGGTTGGAGTCCGCGCGTGAGCAATCCGACGACCACGCCACCCTCTCGTCGGTGATAGACGGCTGGTCTGGTTTGCTGGATGAGGCCGGCGGGCCGGTCCCGTACAGCGCAGACAACTTGCAAAGGCTGCTGGACAACTACCCGTCGGCCGCGGCGGAGTTGTTTCGTTCCTACACAAAAGAGCTTTCAGAGTCCAAGCGAAAAAACTTCTAGAGGCTGCCGCCTGGCTGTTCAACGGATGCAATCCACAGCAACAAGAACAAGAAGCCGCGGCAGCCTTCGGACTGAGGCTCATCCCTGCGCCAAACGAGCCGCCGGCTTTCGATGGCTCGCTGTGGCCGGAAAACGTCGCCCCGGTCTCGCTGGCGTTGCGCCTGCAGACGCAGTGGCACATCAGCGCCATGGGTCATCGCATCGGCATGCGGTACGACAGCCTGCCGCTCATGTTGCGCATCGAGGCCGTGCCCAGGGCGGACTGGCCCCAAGTGGTAACCGACTTGCAGGCCATCGAGGCCGAGTTGTTGCGCATGGCGCGTGCGGCAGATCGGCGTTAGGCGAGGTGCTGCATGACTGAAGCAAAAATAGTCGTAAGCGCCGAAGACAAGACGCGCGGTGCCATAGAGAGCGCCCAGCGAAATCTGCGCGGTCTTGGCGACCAGGCGTCGGCAGTGGCAGGCAAGTTTGCCTCGATAGCCGCAGTTGCAGCAACGGCGTTTGCTGCATTGGGTTCCGCCCGTTCTGCGGTAAATGCGCTGGACACGCTCGATGACTTGGCAGAGAAAACAGGCATTGCGGTAGAGAGTCTGGCGGCGCTGCGCTATGCCGGCGAAGTAACCGGTACGCCGCTGGAGGCGCTGGCGACCGGCGCCAGAAAACTGGCAACGAACATTGTTGAGGCGGGCAACGGGAGTAAAGAGGCTGCAGGGTTGTTCCGGGCGATGGGCATCAACGTCAAAGACGCATCGGGAGCCATCAAGACGCAAGACCGGATCCTGCTGGAGATAGCCGACAAGTTCAAGGGCTATGAAGACGGCGCGGCCAAGGCCGACCTAGCGCAGCGGTTGTTTGGCAAGTCCGGCGCGGCCATGATTCCGCTGCTCAACCAAGGCTCCAGCGGTATAGAGCGGTTGCGCATGGAGGCGCAGCAGCTGGGTGTGATTTATGGCGGAGACCTGGCCAAGCAGGGAGCCGAGTTCAACGACAACTTGCGCAAGATCGGCCTGAGCGCGGAAGCTGGTGGCGCCGTCATTGCTGGCAAGTTGTTGCCGTCGGTAAATGAGCTGGCCAAGGCGTGGTTGGAAATGCGCGCCGGTGGCGGTAACCCACTCGCGGAGCTGGTTGGTGATGCGCTGTTGGCCGGGCTTCAGACCGTGGCCATTCTTGGTCTTGATGTGGCGTTTGTGTTCAAGACGATCGGGCGTGACATCGGTGCCGTCGCTGCCCATGCGCAGGCCCTGGCAAAGCTGGATTTCAGTGGCGCGGCCGCAATACGCGAGGCCTACAAACAGGACACGGAGCGCGCCCGCACAGAGCTCGACGCGCTGCAGCGCCGCATCATGACGGCCAGTCAGCGTGCCGCCATCGTTGCAGCAGATGGTGGTGGCGCGTGGGGGCGGGAAACGCGCGGATCCGGTGGTCGGTTGGCGGCGCCGCCTCAGCTTGGCGGAGACGATGACGACCGTGCAAAGCGAGCCGCCCAAGACCGAGAGAAAAAAGAGCGCCAGCGGATCATCGCCGAGATGAACGGCTTGTCCGGCAGCTTTGCCGAGGATTGGGCCCGCCTGACGGCAATGTACAAAGACCGCGAGATCACGCTTAAGGATCTCGAGTCCGCGCAAGCCGCCCTGCTGGCCAAGCAGCCAGCAATCCGGGCGGCCGCCGATGCGGAGAAAAAGCAACAAGAAGAGGCCGTCAAGCAGCAGCAGGAGTTGTCAAAGGTGCGGTCTGCGGCGGCGGCGATCCATGACAAATACATTGCCGGCCTGGCGGCTGAAAATGAATCTCGCAGTCTGAGCGTCCGCGGCATAGCCCAAGAGATTGAAGAAATGGGGCTCAACTCCGAAGCGTTGGAGCGCCTTCGGCTGAGTCGATTGAATGCCAACATCGCCCGCGAGCAGGAGATCCTGCTCCAGGCCCGCAGCATTGAAGGCAACGACGCAGAGGTCAGGCAAATCGAGCGCCGAATCGAGCTGCTGCAAAAAGAGCGCGACCTCACCGTCACTCGCGCCTCCAAGCGCGTGCAGGTCGAAACAAAGCAGTTTGGCGACCAGGCCCGCGAAGACATCTACCAGGCCACCAGCGCCGGCCTTGCCCAGGCCCTGCGCGAGGGGCGCAACCCCATCAAGGGGTTTGCCGATGCGCTGGGCAACGCCGTGCTCGACAAGGTCAGCCGCTCGCTGGCCGATGCGCTGCTGGATCCCATCCTGGGCAAAAACGGCATTTTCTCGGTGGGTATCAGTTCGTTTTTCAGCGCCATGAAGTTTGCCGACGGCGGCATCATGACGAGCGCTGGCGCGGTGCCGCTCAGGAAGTACGCCGCCGGCGGCGTCGCCAACAGCCCCCAGCTCGCCTTGTACGGCGAGGGCTCGCGCCCCGAGGCCTATGTGCCGCTGCCAGACGGGCGCCGCATCCCCGTGGCCATGCAGGGCGGCGCAGGCGGCGGCGACAGTATCACCATCGTCCAGAATTTCACTGTCGGAGACGTCGCCACACAAACCACCGTGCAGCAGGCCGTTGCCGGGTCTGAGCGCCGCATGGTCGAGGCGATCGAGCGGCGCCAGAAGTACGGGGGCGGCCGATGAGTGCCATCGCCTGGCCCACTGGTTTGTTGCCGCGCGACTTTTTGCTCACGCTGCACATCAACCAGCGCGTGTATTCGTCTTCCATGGGCGGCGCCGAGCAGGCGGTGGACTACCTCAACGACCGCTGGATGGCCAGCCTGTCGCTCCCGCGCGAGACGCACGCCACCTCTGCTGCGGTGGAGGCGTTTTTGTTCTCCCTGCGCGGCATGGTCAACACCACCGCGCTGTGGCATTTTGCCCGCACCGCCCCGCGCGGCACCCTGCGCAACACCCCCACCATCCACACCGACGCCGCCGCCGGCGCGGCCAGCATCATCGTGCAGGCCGCGGCGGGTGAGACGCTCAAGGCCGGCGACATGCTGGGCGCGGGCGGGCTGCTGCTCATGGTGGCCGAGGATTGCACCGCCAACGGCTCGGGCGTCATCACCGTGCCGCTGGTCAACCGCCTGCGCACCGCGCTGGCCGCGGCCGCCGCCGTCACCTGGGACAAGCCCACCGCTCCCTTCCGGCTGGTGGGCACCAGTGGCGTGCGCTATCAGCCCGGCGTCACCGACGCCGTGACGCTGGAGTTTGTGGAGGCCATCAGCTGATGCGCACCATCTCCACGCCCCTGCAAACCGCGTTGGCCACCGACGGCGTGGCCCTGGCCCAGCTGGTGCGTTTTGGCCTGCCCAGCTCCGCCATCACCCTGTGCACCGCCAACCGCGCCATCGAGTTTGAGGGCGAGGTCTACCGTGGCGTGGGCAAGCTGGGCAGCATGTCGGCCATCAAGTCCGCCTCGGGCGAGGTGCACGGTGTGCAGTTCGAGCTGGCTGGCGGCGCCAGTGAGCAGGTCGCCCTGGCGCTGGACGGCGGCGACGAGTTCGCCGGCTGCCAGATCACCGTGCGCGTGGCCGTGCTCGACGCCGCCACCCACCAGGTGGTGGACGCCCCCATCGAGTGGGCCGGCTATGGCGACACCTTTGTGCTGGACGAAGACGGCACCAGCGCCCGCATCAAGGCCACGGCCGAGAGCAACGAGGTCGACCTCCTGCGCTCGCGCCCGCTGACCACCAGCGACGCAGACCACCAGGCCATCTGGCCCGGCGACAAGTTCTGCGCGTATGTGCAAGAGCAAACCGGCAAGCCCTTTGTGTGGCCCGCGCGGGAGTGGTTCTTCAAATGATGGCCGCCACCACCGCCAAATTGGCCGACGCCCACGCCGTTGCCGCCGTCGCCCTGCTCGTGCTGCCCGTGCCGCCAGCGCCCCTGCGCCGCCGCACAGACTGGCGCCAGCGCCTGCGGGCGTTTGCGCTGTCGCGCCACCGCGAGCCCTTTGCCTGGGGGCAAAACGACTGCGCCCTCTTTGCCGCCGACGCCACCGCCGCCCTCACCGGGCACGACTTCGGCGCGCCCTTCCGCGGCACCTACGCCAGCGCCCGCGAGGCGCTGCGCGTGCTGGAGCCCTTTGGCGGGCTGCGGGGCCTGGCCAGCGCCGCGCTGGGCCAGCCCGTGCGCGGGCTGATGGCCGGTGTGGGGGATATCTGCCTCGTGCATTTTGACGGGCGCGAATGCCTGGGCGTGTGCAACGGCGTGGAGGTGCTGGGCCCGGGCGCCAGCGGCACCGCGCACGCCCCGCTGGCTGCCGCCGCGCTGGCCTGGAGGGTCGCGCCATGATGTTCGTCGCCGGCGCCCTGGCCGCGGTGGGTGCGGCCTACGGCTCGCAGCTGCTGCTGATGGCCGCCTTCATGGTGTATAGCGCCGCCGAGCAGGAGAAGATGGAGCGCGCGGCCCGCGCCCGCTACAACGCCGCGCAAAAAGACCGCCTCAACAACCTGGACAGCGCCGTCGCCCCGCGCCACCTGCCGCTGGGGCGCGTGCGCAAGGGCGGCAACGTGGTGTTCCGCGGCGCCACCGGCACCAACAAAGAGCGCGCCTTCATCATCATCGAGCTGGGCTTCGGTGGGGTCGACGCCGTCGAAACCATCTACCTCAACGACGTGGCCGTCACGCTGGACGCCGACGGCTGGGTGCAGACCGAGCCCTGGCTCATCAACCAGAAAATCAGCACCAGCACGCTCGTCACCGGCCTCACCACCACGCTGCCGCACACGCCGGTGGAGGGCAGCGTGGCCGTGGTCAGCGGCAACAACGGCGACAGCACCGACGCCGTGCTGCACGAAAGCACCGTCGACGGCGAAGACGTCACCGTCGACCAGGGTGCCGTGGAAGCCGATGCGGTCATTCAATACCAATATATCCAGTACACCAGCAAGGCCCGCGTCACCTGGCACCTGGGCGCGGGCGACCAGACGGCCGACGCCAGCCTCATGGCCGCCATGCCAGACCAGTGGACGGCCGACCACCGCGGCCGCGGCAGCGCTTACCTGGTGCTGGAGCTCATCTACAACGAGACGGCTTTCCCCAACGGCGTGCCCGTGGCCACCGCCGTGCTGCGCGGCGCCAAGGTGTACGACCCCCGCAGCGGCCTCACCGCCTGGAGCGAAAACCCCGCGCTCTTGATGCGCCACGTGTACACCCACCCGTGGTTTGGCAACAAGGCCGTATCGGCAGAAGAAGATGCCCGCTTTGTGGCCGCCGCCAACGCCTGCGACGTGCAGCACGGCTACGTGGTCGACGGCGTCACCACCACCCGGGCGCTGTACACCGCGGCGCTCGTCATGCCCTACGGCTCCCCCGCCAAAGACGCGCTGGACAGCCTGGCCAGCGCCATGGCCGGCAGCTGGGCCTACCACCGCGGCCAGATCTTTGTGCGCGCTGGCGCCTACACCGCCCCGGTGATGACGCTTACCGAGGCCGACCTTGCTGTGGAGGTGCGCCAAAGCGGCGGCGGCGAGGTGGAGCAACAGGCCATCAGCGTGGCCGTGCACCGCCCTCGGGTGGACAAGTTCAACATCGTCAACATGCGCATCTGGGACGCCGCGCAAGACTACAAAGAGGCCGCGCTCACCCCGCTCAAAGCCACCGCCCTGATCGCCCGCGACGGCTCCGAGCTGCCCCGCGAGATGGAGCTCTCCTGTGTGACCTACGCGCCCCAGGCCCTGCACGTGGCCGGCGTGCTGATGCGCGACGCGCGCGACCCGCTGACCGTCACCGCCACATTCAAGCTGCGCGCCTACCCGCTGGAGATACTGGTCGACACCGTGGCGCTTACCATCCCCCGCTACGGCTGGGACGAAAAAGAATTCCTGGTGGTGGGCCGCAGCTGGACGCTCACCGGCATGGTGCAGCTGGCGCTTAAAGAAACCGCGCCCGAGCACTACACCCCAGACGCCGCCTTTGCCGCCCAGGGGTACGCCGCCAACACCGGCCTGCCCAACCCGGTGAGCCTGCTGCCGCCCGGCACGCTGAGCTTCAGCACCGGCACGGATGAGCTGGTGGTGGTGGCCGGTGCCGTGCGTTCGCGCGTGCGCGCGTCCTGGGGCCTGGTGCCCGACAGCACCGTCACCGAGGGCGGCCAGATCGAGCTGCAATACAAGGCCGTGGGCACCGACGCCTGGACCGCCGTGGTGGTGCCCGGCAGCGAGACGCAGGCCATCTTGACGGAGGTGCAAGACGGCCAGGTGCTGCTGGTGCGCGCCCGCTGCCGCAACCGCCTGGCCATTGGCGACTGGGGCGTGCAGCAAAGCTGCCTGGTGGTGGGCCAGACGGAGCGGCCCAGCACGCCCGCCAACTTTACCGTGCACGCCGTGGGCGGGCAGGCCATCTGCAGCTGGACGGTGCACGAGGCCGTGGATGTGCGCTACGGCGGCAAAGTGGTGGTGCGCCATGCGCCCGCCGTCAGCGGCGCCGTGTGGGAAGACGGCTACATCGTCGAGGTGTTTGACGGCAACGCCACCACCGGCGTGCTGCCGCTCATCACCGGCACCTACATGGCCAAGGCGCAAGACGCCGCCGGCAACTGGAGCGAGGGCTTTGCCAGCTTTGTGGGCACCGAGGGCATGGTCACCAGCTTCACCACCGTGACCACCGTCACCGAAGACCCGGCCTTCGCCGGCACGCTGACCGACCTGGTCAACAACGGCGGGGTGCTGCAGCTCAGCGGCGACACGCTGATTGACGATGTGGCCGACCTGATTGACGCCTGGGGGTATCTGGACAGCCTGGGCGGGCTGGCCGCCGCGGGTGAATACGCCTTCACCAGCACGCTGGACCTGTCCACCGTGGCCGTGCGCCGGTTTGAGGTGGACTTGGCCGTCAGCGCCTTTGACGCCGACGACCTGGTGGACAGCCGCCTCACGTCGATCGACAGCTGGAGCGCCGTGGACGGCGACGAGATCAACAGCTGCGACGCCACCGTGCTGGCGCGCACCACGCCAGACGACCCGGGCGGCACGCCCACATGGAGCGCGTGGACGCCCTTCATGGTGGCCGACTTCAACTGCCGCGCGGCGCAGTTCAAGTTGCAGCTGACCAGCAGCTTTGAGACCCACAACATCCTGTGCGAGCAATTGCGCGTGGCCGTCAAGGTGCCCGCCTGACCCCATTACCCAGAGAGCAACACCATGAGCCAATCCAGCTACACCCTTGCCAATGCCGCCGGCGCCGCTTTTCGCGCCGCCCTCAACGTGCTGACGGCCGCCATCCGCAGCATGAACAGCGGCGCCAGCGCCCCCAGCGAGACGGCGGCCGACATGCTGTGGGTGGACACCACCAACGGCGTCATCAAGCGGCGCAACGCGGCCGACAGCGGCTGGGTGCTGCACGCCAGCCGCGCCAGCGCGCTGACCGACAGCAAGTCCGCCGGCTACACCCTGGCCGTGTCCGACCACAAGCGCCTGATCCGCATCACCGGCTCGGGCGGCATCACGTTTGACTTTACCGCCGCCGCCACACTGGGCGAGGGCTGGTGCGTTGACCTGCGCAACGACAGCAGCGGCAATGTGACGCTGGACCCGGCCAGCACGGAGCAGATCAACGGCGCCACCACGCTGGTGCTGTCTGCGGGGCAGAGTTGCACCGTGTGGTGCACCGGCACGGCCTTCTACACCATCGGCAACCTCAGCGCCGCCAGCTCGGCCAGCAACAGCGCCACCACCCTGAACAACGCCGCGTTTGCCATCACCGTGGGCAGCAACGCCATCACCATCGCCCTCAAGACCAAGGCGGGCACGGACCCTTCGGCGTCTGACCCTGTGACGGTGGGCTTTCGCTCGGCCACGCTCACCGACGGCGGGTATGTGGTGCGCACCGTCACCGCCGCGCTGAGCCTGGTGGTGCCCAGCGGCGCCACGCTGGGCTTTAGCAACAGCGAGACCAACGAGATCCACATCGGCTTTATCGACAACGCCGGCACGGTGGAGCTGGCCGTCAGCCAGGATCTGGCCGAGTGGACCGAGGGCAACGTGGTGAGCACCACCGCCATCAGCACCGGCAGCGACAGCGACACCGTGCTCTACAGCACCACCGGGCGCACCAATGTGGCCTGCCGCCTGGCGCAGGTGTGCACCATCCAGACGGGCGGCACCGCGGGCAACTGGAGCAACAGCCCCACCGTGCTGCGCAATGTGGCCGGGTACGGCGCCGCGCAGCTCAAAAACGCCTGCCAGGCGTGGGTCAACTTCAACGGCACGGGCACCGTGGCCATCCGCGACCACTTCAACGTGGCCAGCCTGACGGACAACGGCACGGGGGACTACACCGTCACATTCAACGTGGCGCAGCCGGACGCCAACTACTGCGTGGCCGGCAGCGCGGGCGAGGTGACTGGCTCCGGCAACGCGCCGTGTTTTATCGGCCCGAATTACAACGCCGCGGGCGTGGCCGAGGTGGCGCCCAGCACCACTGCCGTGCGCATCAACACCGTGGCCCACACCGCGGCGCTGACGGACTGCAAATACGTCTATGTGCAGATCACAGGGAGGGGCAAGTAATGGCCGACCGCAACATCATCTGGGCCCGGCCAGACAACACCGTGGCCGTGACGCATGTGCTCACCGGCGAGCCCGGGCAGGTGTACCTGGCCGCCATGCTGGAGCGCGCCTACGCCGCCCGCGCCGCGCGCGAGGCGCTGCCGCCCGAGCACGAGTGGCGCCATGTGCCCACCGCGGACGAAGACTTTTTGTCCATGACGGCGGTGGCCTTTGACGTGCCCTCCGCCGAGCTGCCGCCCGACAAAACCAACCGCGCCGCCTGGCGCTGGTGCCCCGACACCCACCGCATCACCGGCGGCTGAAACCAACAACCAACAACACCAGGAGGATCCGCATGGCCGAGCCCACCACCCTGACCGCCGCCACGGTGGTCACCAGCATGCTTGTCACGGCCACGGTGGCCGCCGTGGCGCCAGAGCTGCAGTTTGGCGGCGTGCAGCTGGGCCTGCGCCCCGATGTGCTGCTGGCCGGCTTTGTGGGCGCGCTGGCGGGCGTGGCCCTGCTCAACACCGTGCCATCGGGGCCCGACACCCCGCGCGGCCTGCTGGCCACCACCTTCCGGCGGGCCATGGTCATCAGCCTCAGCACCGTGATGGCCGCCTACCTGGCCCCGCTGGCCGACCTGCTGCCCATGCTGGCGCAGACGGGCAAAGCCCCGCTGCTGGCCTGCGCGGCCGTGCTGGGCGCGGGCATGCAAAAGATTCTGGGCGGCCTGGTGGCGCGCGCCAGCAAGAAAGCGGAGGCCTGAGCCATGGACCACCTGATTGACGCCACCGCCCAAGGGTATGCCGCGCTGGCCGGCGCCGCTGTGCAGGTGTATTCCGCGCTGGCCGCGGCCGCCCGCCTGGCGTATGCCGCGCTGGCCGCTGCTGGGCCGTTTGCCGTGGTGGCGTGCCTGGCCGCCTGCGTGGTGCTGGCCGAGGCCTTCAACAAGCTGGAGCGCACCGACGTGCTGGCCTGTGGCCTGACGGCGCGCGAGCGCGTGGTGGAGGCGCTCAACGCGCTGGCGTGGGGGTTGATGGCGCTGGGCGCGGGCGCCACGCTGGTGCTGCCGCTGTCTGCCAACCTGCCGCCCGACTTGCGCGAGTTGGCCAGCGCCTGTGTGCTGGTGGGCTTTGCCGTGCTGATCGTGCGCACCCGTGTCAAAGAGACCCTGCCCGGCCAGGCCGGCAAGGCTGAGAGCGACGACTTTACGCAGACGCAAATCATCCGCCGGAGGTAGCCAACATGAAGCTCCTGCTCCAACGCACCCACACCGACGGCACGCGCACGTGGGGCAAGCTGTTTGCCGACGGGCGGTTTCTTTGCTACACGCTGGAAGACGCCATCCGCGAGGTGCCTGGCGAGCCGGTGCAGGCCTGGAAGATCCGCGCCGCCACGGCCATACCCAGCACGCACCACGCCGTCAACGACGGCAAGCCCTACCGCGTGAGCCTGGAGGTGAGCCCAAAGTACGGGCCCGACTGCCTGACGGTGAACGACGTGCCGGGCTTCCAGTACATCCGCATGCACAGCGGCAACACCGAGGCCGACACCGAAGGCTGCCTGCTGCTGGGCTTTGCCATCAACGAGGCCGGCATCACCGGCGGCACCAGCCGCGGCGCCGTGGCGTTGGTGCAGCGCGTCGTAAAGGACGCATTTACCGCCGGCGAGCAGGCGAGCCTGGAGATCTGCAACCCCACCGAGGCGGCCTGACCGCGCACACATGACAAAACCCGCAGAACTCGACTTGTACATCTTCCCCGGCGCCACCTTCAACGGCGACGTGGAGACGTGGACCTGGAAGGTGGATGACACCCCAGTCAACCTCACCGGCTACACCGCGCTGGCGCTGGTGACCGACGGCTTTGGCGGCACCGCGCGGCTGAGCCTTACCAGCGCCGGCGGCGGGCTGGTGCTGGGCGGCAGCGCGGGCACCATCGCGCCGGTGCTGAGCGCGGCCGACACGGCGGCGCTGTGGGCAAGCCATGGCGCCAGCCTGTCGCAGGCCAGCGTCTACGCCGGGCGGGCCGCCTACCTGCTGGGCCCGTGGAATCTGGAGCTGACCAGCGGCGGCGGCATTGTCACGCGGCTGCTGCAGGGCAAGTGTTACCTGGTGCCGGAGGCCTGAGCCGTGGCGATCGATACCGTTGCCGTTACCCGCACCGTGGCCGTGGTGCAGTCTGCGGCCGCCGCCACGGTGGTGCAGCGCGAGACCACCACCACGGTGCTGGAGCGCGGCGTCTCTGGGCCGCAGGGGCCTGCTGGCGCCGGCGCGGGCAGCGTGACGAGCCTGGACACGCGGGTGAGCGCCGCAGAGAGCACCACCACCGTGGTGAGCAGCGCGGCCGTGGCCTCTGTGGCCAGCCTGGCCACGCGGGTGGGCAATGCGGAGACTTCGGCCTCGGGCGCCAGCAGCTCGGTGGCCAGCCTGGACACCCGCGTGAGCGCGGCAGAGAGCACCACCACGGGCCTGAGCAGCTCGGCCGCCAGCCAGGTGACGAGCCTGAATACGCGCGTGAGCGCCGCAGAGAGCGCCACCACGGTGGTCAGCAGCGCGGCCGCCAGCCAGGTGACGAGCCTGAACACGCGCGTGAGCGCCGCAGAGAGCGCCACCACGGTGGTCAGCAGCGCGGCCGTGGCCTCTGTGGCCAGCCTGGCCACGCGCATCAGCAGCACGGACAGCACGGTCTCGGCCGTCAGCAGCACGGTGGCTGCGGGCGGTGGTGGCGCTGGGGTGGCCAGCCTGGACACGCGGGTGAGCGCGGCAGAGAGCACCACCACGGTGGTGAGCAGCGCGGCGGTGGCCTCTGTGGCCAGCCTGGCCACGCGGGTGGGCAATGCGGAGACTTCGGCCTCGGGCGCCAGCAGCTCGGTGGCCAGCCTGGACACCCGCGTGAGCGCGGCAGAGAGCACCACCACGGGCCTGAGCAGCTCGGCCGCCAGCCAGGTGACGAGCCTGAATACGCGCGTGAGCGCCGCAGAGAGCGCCACCACGGTGGTCAGCAGCGCGGCCGCCAGCCAGGTGACGAGCCTGAACACGCGCGTGAGCGCCGCAGAGAGCGCCACCACGGTGGTCAGCAGTGCGGCCGTGGCCTCTGTGGCCAGCTTGGCCACCCGCGTCAGCACCACCGACAGCGCGGCCACGGTGCTGAGCAGCACCACCAACAGCCAGGTGGTGAGCCTGAACACGCGGGTGAGCGGTGCCGAGTCTTCCGCCGGCAGCATCAACACGCGGTTGACCAACGTGAGCAGCTCCGTGGCCAGCCTGGACACGCGGGTGGGCAACGTGTCCACCAGCGCATCGGCCACGTCCGCCAGTGTGAGCGGCCTGTCGGCGTCGGCGTCGGTGGCCAGCACCAGCATCAGCGCGGCCAGCAGCAGCCTGGCGAGCCTGAACACCCGCATCAGCACCACCGACAGCGCGGCCACTGTGTTGAGCAGCGCCACCAGCAGCCAAGTGGTGAGCCTGAACACGCGCGTCAGCAGCGCGGAGAGCGTGGCCACAAAGGTGAGCCAGTCGGTGAGCAGTATCGCGGCCAGCGGTGGCGGCGGTGGCGCTGCGCTGCCGATATGGGGCGACGGCGCAGACGGCGACGTGACCATCAGCTCGGGCGTCACCACGCTGACGCGCAATATGTTCTACAACAACCTGACCATCAACGGCACGGGCTCGTTGAACACGGCCGGGTGGGACGTGTTTGTGGCCGGCACGCTGGACCTGACGGCCGCGCCGGCGGGGGCCATCACCAACGCTGGCAACAACGGCAGCGGCGTCGCTGCAGGCGCAAGCAAGTCCGCCACCTTCAGCAGCATGGGCGCCGGATCTGGCGGCGCTGGGGCGTCGTCGTCGGGTGTCAACGGCAGCACACCGGGTGGCATGTCCAGCGGCGCGTCCAACCGCTTCGGCGGCGGCGGAAACGGCGGCAGCACGTCCGGTCGCGGTGGCGCCAACGGTGCCGTGGGATCGCAGGGCGGATCGGATGGCAGCTACGGCAACATGCAGACGCAGGGCGCGTGGAAGGTGCCCAACCTGCCGGGCTACGCCGGCGCAGGGCCCACCGGGAGTACAGGCGGTTACGAGCAGTTCGCTGGCGGCCAGGGCGGGCCTGGTGGGGGTGCAGGCACCGGCGGCGGCGGCGGCAACGGCAACGGCGGCGGCGGTGGTGGTGGCGGCGGCACTTTCCGCGTGCTGGCCAAGATCCTGGCCACCAGCGGTAGCACGCCCGCCGGTGTGATCACTGCGGCCGGTGGCAGGGGCGCCAACGGCACCACACCGGGCGGCACCGGCGGCGGCGGCGGTGGCGGCATTGGTGGCGGCGGCGGCGCGGTGCAGCTGATCGTGGGCAGCAAGACCGGCGCGGACGTTACGGGCGGCGTCATCGCTGACGGCGGCCTGGGCGGCGATGGCGGCAACGGCAATGGTGGCTATTGGGGCGGCACCGGCGGCTGCGGCGGCCGGGCCGGCACGGCGGCCTATTTCAATCTGGGCACTGGCTTGTACAGCTGCACGGCGCCCACCACCACACCCACAGCACCCACGCTGGCCAGCAGCGCCACCGGCACGGCCGGCGTGGCTGGCGTGCAGGCGCGGGCCAACATGGTTTGAGGGCAACAAATGACCACTGAAACACTGACAGACCGCCACGGCCGTGCCGTGCAAGTGCAGCAGGCCGCCGACGGCGCATGGCTCTACCAGCTGGCCGGCGCCAGCCTGACGCTGGCCACCCGCGACGATGAGCGCGCGCTGGACGTGCTGGGCATGCACGATGCGCCGGCGCCGGCCGCGGCAGATCCGCAGCCCGACACACCCGGCCCGGGGTCGGTGGAGCCTGCGCCATGATCGCCGCCATCCTCAAGCCGCTGGCCGGGCTGTTTGACCTGGTGCCCGGCTGGCTGTGGGCGCTGGCGGTGGCCGGGCTGGCGCTGACCAACGGCGCCACGCACATGCAACTGGAGCGCGCCACCAGCCGGCACAACGAATACCGCGCGCAGGTGGCCACGCGCGACGCGGCCGCGCTGGCTGCTGCGGCGGAGCTGCAGCGCGAGCTGCAGCGCCTGGTGGCCAAAACCAACACCAAACACCTGGAGGCAATCCATGCACACACCCAAGCCCTGGCCCGCACCCGCACGCGGGCGGATGAACTGCTGGCGCGCAGCGCTGCGCTGGACGCTGGCGGGCAGCCTGGCGCTGACGCTGGCCGCGTGCCAGACGGCGCCGCTGGCCCCGGCGGTGGTGCAGGTGCATTGCCCCCGGGTGCCGGCGCCGCCGCCGGCGCTGATGGCTGCACCCTTGCCCGACTTGATCGGGCAGGCCGAGACGCTGTTATTCGGCTCGCCGCCCAAGCTGCCCAGGCTGTCGACGCGCTGAAGCTGGGGCAGGATTACGCCGCGCTGTGCCACGGTGCGGCTGAGGCGGCGGCGGGGGCTACGGAGAAGGCGCCTGGCGTGCCGTAGGTCTGCCTGCGCCGCCAGCGCCCCCGGGCTTGCCAGCGATGGCGGGCCCGGGGGTTTTGTCGTTTGTGGCGTGGGAACAGTGCCCCGCCAGCCCGCATGGATGCTAGGGCTGTTTTTCATGGGTGCGGCTCCTGTGTCAGCGCTCGGTGTGCGGCTGGTTGAACTCTTCGCGGATGCGGCGGATGGTGTCTTCGCCCAGGGCGGCGGCGAGCTGGGCGGGGGTGGGGGCGGGCGCTGGTGCTGCGGCTGTGGGCGCGGCGGCGGGGGTGTTGGCCTGGCCGGTGGCCACGGGCGGGGGCAGGGCGTGGTGGGCGGCGGTGAGGATGTGCTCGAGGCTCAATCCGTAGGGGACGATGCAGCCGGGGCTGACGCTGTAGGCGTACTGGGGGCGGCCGGCGCCGGGGGTGGTGTGGCGCTGTACCTGGCCGGCGGCGGCCATGCGGGTGAGCATTTTGTTGGTGTGGGCGCGGGTGGTGTCTGGCACGGCGGGTTCAATGGCCTGGTGGACGGCCAGTGGGCGCTGGGCGCGGCCGCCCAGGTGCAATAGGTGGAGCCAGACGGCGCGGGTGAGTCCGTTGCCAAAGCCGGCGCCGCGGGGGCGGGGGGTGTTGGCGGGGCCGGTGCGGGCGGGTGGGATGTTGCGGGCGCGGGTGCTCATGAGAGGGCTTCAAAGATGGTGCGCAGGCTGACGCTGGGGGGCACTGTGCACAGGGGGGTGACGGTGACGGCGGGCTGGCCGTTGACGGTGGTCCGCTGGAGGTAGCCGCGCTGCAGGGCCTGCTGGAGGGCGGAGCGGCGCTGGTCGCCGGTGAGGCCGGGTGTGGCGCGGGCGATGTGGGCGCGGGGCACGGGTTCGCCGCCGTGGCTGGCGATGGCGAGCCAGATGGTGCTGGTGTGGGTGGCGCTCATTCTTGCGGCCCAATCTCGTAGTCGCAGCAATGCGCGCGGGCAAAGAGCCCGCCGACATGGACGTGCCTGCCGGCAATGCTTGAGGCGCTTGGAAAACCGACCTTCAGGGCCGCTTGTTCACATCTGGCGCACAGGATCGAGTCAACCGGAGGGGCTTCCAGAAACGTCAGCTTGTCGTTGCCGGTGAAGGTGTTGCCGCAAAACAGGTGCGCGGCCATGTGGGTGGTTTTATAGAGGCGGTGGATGTTGACGCTGCGCGGGCGGTGTATCAGTAGTGCGCGCTTGTTCTCAATGAATGGCAGCGCAGACTCCCATTGCAAGAGTGGTTTGAAGCGCGCGTGCGTCTTGGTTTTTGTGAGCGCGAGCTTCACATCGCCCTCCCCACAGCAGCGGCGAGCTTGACGGAGGCGTAGCGTCGTGCGCGGCTCCTGTCGTTGTCGTGGTCGGCAAAGTCGGCATCAACAATGCCTTGTCCGCTCACGCATACGCGCACCAGCCTCCTAAACCGACACACATCAATCCCCACGGCATCCTCCATGCGCGCACAGTCGCCGTCGTCTTCGCCTGGGTGCCATAAGCTGTCGCCGCCGAACTCGTTCTTCACAACGAGCCCGCCTTCGTGTCGCCTACCCGGTTGGGCGACCATCTTGTCAGCTTCGCCGACAACTACGAGCCCAGCCGCCTTAGCCGCCATTTCCAGGTCTTCGCGTGTGATTGGGTCAGTCGTCATAGCGCACTCCGGTTGCTTCCATGTTGGCAAATTCGGCGTACCAGGCTTCGTTGAATGAAAACCAATATCCGACGCTTTCCAGTTGAGTGGTCCACCACTTGATATCGACCACGGCAAATTTAGGTTTCGCGCCGCGTCGGTTGTATTTGTGCTTGCTCGCCACCAGCACAGCGAACACTCCCGGCACTCCAGCATCCCGCAGCTTTGTCGCCAGCGCGTCTTGTTGCTTGGTGAGGGTCATGATTAGCTCCAGATCAGAAAAGCAGCCGCAAGGGTCAGCCAAAATCCCGTGAGCAATGGCTGCCTCCAAATAGATGACAAGCCCGCAAGGTACAGGCATAGTGAAGCGGCGGCCTTCACTTCACCACCTCCACAGCAGGAACACCGTTGGTGATGGTGTGCCTGACGTTGTAAAAGTGTTCGCCCCCCGCGCAGTAGCTCCTCGCCTGATCCAAATAGGTTGTTTGGAAACGATGACTACCATCCAATACCGAGTGAACGTGATACACCACCGTCACTACTGGCGGCAGGGGGACGCGGAAATTAAGTTGGCAAACATCGACGACTTTCCAAGCCTCCGGCGTGATTACTCGCGACCATTGACAATCTTCCAGCCACTCCACCACCGGCCCGCCCTTGCTCTGAGCAAGCAGCGCAGCGAATGCCTCCTCCGGCGTTTCCAGGTCTTTGTATTGGTCAGCCATGGTTCTTCTCCTTTAGCCTACGTGTTAGAAGGCATAGGCTTCGATGCTTTCCAGAACTTCCACCACGGGCGCTTCGGCGGCAGCTTCGGCGCGAAGTGCTTGGCATCCGGCCCGCACCTATCACTCCCGATGTATTCGCCAGGCGGCGACCTTCGCTCCGTTGCGAACATGGCTCTTGGTTTTCCATCCAACGGACTCTCTCCGTTTTCTGGAGCGCGGCACCAGACCGTTCCAGAAAAGTGCGCGCAGTCTTTGCAGTGTTTCATGGTCGTCCTTCTAACCCGGCGCTCAACCCGGACGGCGCGATGCGCCGCCGGTTATCTCAGCCGTTATGCGTCTCAGGTGGGGCCTTCTCAATCTCCACTACGCACCGTCGGCAAAGCTCCTTATCGCTCTCTGAAAGCGAGTCCCAGAACCCCATGCTTCCCTTGCCCGATTCGGCGTACCTGCTGCCAAAAATCCACATCGCAGCCTTGGCCGGCTGGTGCGGGTTCAGGTCGCGCCGTGCCATCACCTTGTCGTAGTCGGCTTTGGTTGCAAACATGCTCATAGTCGGTTTCATTTTTCTACCTTTCAAAACCCGCATAACACATCGGTCGATGTCGCGCTTCGCGCTGGACCTTCGCAAGCTGCGCTTGCTCGGCCCATCACCTAAGCGTTAGGCACCAATGCCGCCTGCCTCTCGCGCTCAACATTCACGGCCGTTTGCGCGATTCCGAGCGGGTAGTAGGCCCACGCCACAATGCTGTCGCTGTACCAGTCAAGCACTTCCCCGTCCTCGTCTTTCAGGTTGAACTGGAAGTCGAGAAAGTCGGTTTGGTCGCCGGACATGTATTCGTCAAAGGCAGGCTCGTCGTCGTACTCGTCGCCCGGCCCTTGTTGCTGAACATAGGCCGTCATCACCACCGTGTAGGGTTCAAAAGTCCTGCCGCAATCCTCTGAGCGTGAGCCTGCCACCATCAGCAGCAGCTTCATGTCGAACGGCGGCGGGTTCACGCCAGGGTTAAACCAGCCGGTTTCGGTAGTTCCAATCAGTTGTGAAGCCATATCGTTCTCCTATCGTTTGTTGCCTAACCCGGCAGTCAACCGGACGTGCCCGAAAAGCCGGGCACGCCGGTTACTTCTGCGATGTTAGGGCACTTCAAAACAGCGTATCCTGCTTCTGCCTCTCCGGCACACAGTGAGGGCTGCACCACAGTGTTTCCGAGGCGCTGTTCTCCACCGCCTCGTCGGTTCTGGCGTAGCCCTTGCGCGCCGTCCAGGCCCGCGTGTGCCACCCATCCTGCAGCAGCGCGTCATGCTCGCCCGCATGCCCGCATAGCACAATGCGCAGCCTCTTGTCGTTGCCGTTCTTTGCGCACCAGGCACGCACTTTGTCGGCAAGCTCTCCACCCACGCCACCGGCCGCGTAGTCCATCGCGCCCTTGGTGTACGGAGGGTCGAGAAACACTCCGGTCAGGCCGTGCCGCACGGTCACGCTGTCGGTCAGCACGCGCTGCCAGTCTCCCACCGCCACACGCACGTCGCGCGTGCGATCCATCAGCGCGCCGAACCACTCATAGATGTAAGCGCTTCGGCCCTGGCCCGCATCGCCCAGGTGCGGCAGTTTCCGGTTCACGCCCCGGCCCGCGTTGCCCAGGTGCGGCAGTTTCCGGTTCACGCCCCGGCCCGCATCGCCCAGGTGCGGCAGTTTCCGGTTCACGCCCTGGCCCGCGTTGCCCAGGTGCGGCAGTTGCCGAGCGTCCACCAGCTTCTCGCCGTCGTGCTGCCACGGCCCGGTGCCGCTGCACCACC